TTCTAGGGCGCCCTGCTCTCCCCACTCCTCAAGTTTTTCCCTAGCCTCGACTGGAGTGAGTGGACTGCATCCATCTCCACTGCTATGCCCGTTACCGCACGAGGTTGCCCAGTGGCTCATTGCGCCACCGTACCCGACTATAAACCAGTTGCCTCTAGGCGATAGGTATAGGGTGTCCTCAAAAAAATTAAAATCATTTCTTGACACACCACTAGGGTGATGATCCGCTATGTAGTCAGCAGTATCGGTCCGGTAGCGTTTACCTTCTATAACCCAGCTATTTCTCTCTCCCATTTTATCCTCCCGTTGTTATTCGCCCGACGGGGCTACGTTGTTATTCACCTATTATTGTTGCCTTTAAAAAAGGATTTACCACTAGAGGTACCCATCAGGATCGCAGGCTGACAGGTATACGCTCCATGCGACCACATCATCATCCTGACTGCTACTGATATAATCCTCTAGTTCGTCTAATGTAGCCCCGACTGTGTCTGCCTCAAGCTGGTAGTGTGTTTGTGTTGTCGATTTGCCTTTTTTCATATATGTGACCCCCTTTGATAGCTACTCTCCAAGAGCGTCTTTAAATCTTCCCATTCTTCCAGATCCAGATCATTGGTTGATGGGTTGTAGTATCTGACCGTTGGTCTATTTAGTTTATCCGGACCCCGATAGGTAGGAGCCTCTATACGATAGCGCCCGTCTGCCTCCCTGCGGATACGAAAGTCTCGCAGTGTTTGCCCGAAGAACTTCATGGTTTTCCTGCTGAAAAAGTACGGGTTAGTCTCTTCGGTCCGCCTTTTTATTTCGTAGATTGTTAAGCGTTTGTTCATTGTCATAGTGTCTCCTCATTTTGTTACTCCCCCTGTTGGGGTACGGTTTATTTGATATCTAATTAACACTATCATCATATATATTATACTAGACAACCACGTCAACCGTTTATTGCAATTATTTTTTATTATTTTTTAAAGAGGTGGGGGTGGGGTGTAATATTATCCGACTATCAAGGTAGGGTGGCGGAGCTTGCTATAGATAGGGTAGGGCTTGACACAATGATAGTAATAATAATAATAATGATAGTAATCATCATAATAATAATCATAATAATAATAATAATAATAATAATACTAATATGGGCAGGCTGCCCTTGGGGCATACTATATGGTTCCCAGCCATACACCACGATGGTATAAAAGCTTATATATACGAAACAATAGGGTTCCTACTCACACACCATGAAAACAAAAAAGGGGTACTTTGGTATAGGCTACTCAATAAAAGTTCATTCTAGGGCCACTTACGGCCCTTACGGGGGTATTTTAATTGATAGAAGTTAATACTATTTGTCCTGTATGTGGTACTCACATGATTGAAAGACACTGCCAGTTACTCTGTACTAGGGAAGGCTGTGGATATTTCGAATCCTGTAACGAGATTCTAGGCGGTTATCTAGGTATAGACGCAAATGATTCAGGATAGCTTTCAATCTCTATCTACCAACAGCATTGAGGTTATTGATTTAGCTGTCATTAAAAGAATCTTGGCAGCCTGGAAGAAAATGGGGGTTCGTTTAAATCCTAAACGGCTAGAGACTCATCTAAGGGAATTAAAAAAATGGCAAGACCATTGGCATAAAATAACAAAATAAAGAAGGTTAAGTCCATGTTTGGCGACTTCTTGCCTTAAAACCCCAACTTGAGTGTCAATTTTGCTAGTATAGAGGCCCAAAATGGTAGTTTGAAGCCCAAATTGTGGTATTTAGGGTTTTAGGTATTTACCTGATCCGCCAAATATCTGCTCTTTTCTTTAATGATTTCCTATATTTATCTAACTTTTTACCTGATAGTAGATGACTGTAATTGGTCGTCCCCCATGCGAATTAAGCGAATTAAGCGAATTCTTTTCGCATTTTTCGCACTTTTCGCAGTCCTGAGAGGTGAAAAATGAGTTATTTGGCTTTGGCTAAGAAACGGGGAATAGGGAATGAAGCTTTATTTCTTAGGGCTACGACCTACATACCTACATCTCACCTTCACTTGCCCCATATTCCCTCTACACCTCTACATCAGAAGCACTCTACACCGGCACAAATAGTTGAAATATAAGAGGAAATGTCAACGAGTGTAGAGATGTAGAGCAATCCTGGGGTGTATACCTAAACCTAACCTCCGATGGGGGGTCTCTATAGTCAGAGGTTAGGTTGTATCTCGAATATAAATACATTTCCGCCACTAGGGGATTACCCGTGGCGGAAACGAATTCGTTTCCTTTTCTTCTATAGGGTTGGGATTAGAATGAAACGAATTTTAAGCCCCTCCAACCCATCAATAATCATCAATTGAATCGTCACATAACCTATAAGACTATTGACAGATTCTTGTTTTAGGGTATAAAATAGCGTTTAAAATGAACCTCAAAGTCGCATTAAAGAAGTCGAAAGAAGATATATTAGCTCTTTCTTTGGAAGAACGGATTAAGTTAGCTAATGAAATAAATGAATACAGGAACAACTTAAAGCAGAAACAGCAACTTTTGCTATATGAGCCGGTAAACAAAGATGCAAGAAGGATTCACCTTAGTATGGCAAAAGAGATTATTGTTACTGGTGGCAATAGAAGCAGTAAGACCGACACTACCCTGGCTGAGATATGTATTCAGGGAACGGGTATTATCCCCTATTCGCTTGAGAAGGATTACCCTAGAGATAAGAAGTTTAAACCGCCCCTTAGAATTCGTGTTGTTTGTAAATCTCTAACCAACGTATTGGAACCTATCATTAAACCAAAACTACAATGGTGGAAGTGGAACGGTAGAGATCCTGAAGGTGGTTCCTACGGTCATTGGGGCTGGATACCGCCTCATATGCTTAAAAACGGTGATTGGTTTCAATCTTGGAGCGAGAAGCAAAGAACTCTCTCTTTAGCTAATGGTACTACTATCCAGTTTATGTCTCACGATCAGGAAACCGAGAACTTCTCTGGTGGTAGTTTTCACCTGATTCTTCACGATGAAGGACCGCCTAAGTCCATATATCGTGAGAATAAGATGAGGACTATCGACACTGGTGGCAAGCTCTACATGGCAATGACCCCACCGGATGACGAGGGAGCAGCCTGGGATGCCGCTTGGGTGTATGATGAACTTTATGAAAAAGGATTAGAAGGGCCAAACAAGGATGAAAATATTGATTCGTTTACTTTATTTACCGAGCATAATCGTATCCTTAGTCAGCAGGAAATTCACGATGTTGCTAAGAGCTTATCGGATGACCAGAAGGAAGTAAGGTTTCACGGGAAATTTCTGCATCTAACGGGTAGGATCTATCCGCTCTATACCGATGTGCCTAAATACTGGTGCTTTGGATGTAGTAAGGCTATTCTATCTGTAAGCGATAGAAAATGTTCTTATTGCCAATCTGAAGATACAGCCAGCTTCTGTCATTTCGTAGAACCCATAGACCAGGCGTACACATGGCCTGTGGTTATGGTTTTAGACCCACATCCACGAAAACCTCATTGTATAGCATGGTATGCCATAAGTCCTTCTGATGATGTATTCCAGGTAGCCGAGTTACGCATAGACGATGAACCCTTATTAGTCTACAATGCTGTTAGGCAGATAGAAGGTGATTTGCATCTACAGGTTCACAAAAGATTAATTGATCCTAATATGGGCCAATCGCCTTCTTCGTCATCTAAGACTTCGGCAAGGACGGTAAAAGAGGAATTTGATTTAGTTGGACTGCGCTGCTCTTTGGCTAACGACAATCGTTTAACGGCTAGAATGAGATTGAAGGAACTGATGAAACCTGATAAGCGAACTATGTTGCCCAGGTTTCGTATATTCAATAACTGTAAGTTTACCAACAATCAGTTCTTGAGATACTGTTGGGCAGAATGGACTAGATACTCAAACGATGAACGTGACCCTAAACCAAGACCTAGAGATAAGGATGATGACTTTCCGACCTTGGCTGGCTATCTGGTTAATGGGGATTTTACTTTCAGAGCTTTAAAGACCGGAACTCAGATTCTTAGAAAGAGCGATGTGGTTAATTCCCCCTTGTATTCCGATAAACTAGAACGTATTAGGCGTGGTACTTTTTATAAACCACTAGAAAGAAATACTAATCGGCCACCTAGTTGGCAAAGGTAGGAGATAATTCAATGGCTCGAAAAGCTAAAGAATCATTTAAAATCGATAAAGACGAAGTTTCTAGTTTTGTTATTTCACGATTAGAACACGATATTAACGAAAGGCGTGACTGGCTAAACAGACGAATCAGCCGATACGCTAAGTTTCGTGGCTGGTTGCCTAGCAACAACGGCCCTTGGGCTAATTCTTCTAACTTCTGGATTCCAGTTATGACCGTAGCTGCCCTAAGAGTACAGGCATCAATCTTTAACGCCGCTACGGGATTTCGTCCTATCATACAATCGAAAGCACGACAGAGCAGGAATGTTGCTAAACAACAGAAAATAGACCAGCTACTTGATTGGCAGTTATTTGTCGAGCAAGACGGTGCGTCCAAGATAGACGATATGGCTTCTAACTTTGTTTATGATGGAACTGTATTTTCTTTCGTTAGATGGGTAAAGGATAAGCAACAAATTAATGATGTTAGGATTTTAGATAAACTACCCGAGGAAGCCGCCAATGGTGGGGTTGCCGAACTAATAGGCGATAAGCTCTTAGACTTATTTGGCGATTCTCTTTTAGATGCAAATGCTACTAGTGAGGATGGATATTCATGGAAGATCGTACTTGACGAGAATGGCGAGCATAGAGATGGTAAGGTAGATTTCTATGACAGAGACGATGGTAGGCTGGAAGCTCATATTCAGCATGAAGTTCTTGTCAAAGACGGGCCTGTAGTTATTGTTGAAGATATTGAGGATATAGTAGCTCCCATTCGCTCTGCTAACCTTCAGCCACCTGGCCCCGATAATCCCTTCGGTGCGCCCTATGTTAATCGCATTGGGATTGCCAGCTTAGATGAGATACGCAGAAGAATGAACGATGGCACATATGATTTAATGACCGAAGAAGATTGGATTGCCATTAGTACATCTACCTCGCCTATTACAAGTGCTAATGAAAATGAGCAAATGCGGGAACAGAAAGATGCCATGAGTGGTTTTCAAACCGAACAGGCCAAGCATGACCAAACAAAGAAAGAGCTTCGTGGTATTGAGATTGTTGAACATTATGGATTGTGGGATGTAAATGGCGATGGACTAGCCGAACACGTTATATTTTGGGTAACAAGAGACACTAAGCGATTACTTAGAGCCAGATATCTTACAGAAATTTATCCAGGTACACCTATTGAGCGTCCTATCGCCGAAGCTCGTTTCATATCTGTTCCCAACCAGCTCTATGGAATAGGACTACTAGAGCTTGTAGAACCTCTCTATGATATTTACAAAACCTTAATGGATATGAATATTGATTGGGGCGAGATTAGAAATGTTCCATATTTCTTCTATCGTTCATCCAGCAGTATGCAACCAGAGATAGTTAGATTATCGCCTGGTGATGGATTTCCCTTAGATAATCCACAGCAAGATATTATGTTCCCAAGATGGGGTAACGAGAATAATGCCTGGGTATTAAACACAATGGGTCTTGTGCAGCAAATGATTGAACGACTATCAATGATTTCAGATGTTCAACTTGGACGAGTTCCTACTGGCAAGGCATCGGCATTGAGAACAATGGGAACTACAATGGCCTTATTGCAACAAGGCGATGTTAGAAGCGAGCAGATGTTAAGAAGATTTTTTAGTGGCCTTAAAAAAGTTCATAGAATGTTCCACAGGCTAAATCAGGCTAACTTTCCACCAGAGAAAGAAATCCGTGTTGTTGGGCTTCCAAAGCCGGGGGATGAGTATACGTTGGTTACTAATAAGGAACTAGATGCAGACATGGATTTTGAATTTCGTGCTACAATTCTCAATACTAACAGACAGGCGATGTCTCAGGTATTCGAGCGTATGATGGGTGTGCTTATTAGCCCGCTTGCGCTTCAGATGGGGATTACCGATCAGCAAACATCCCACCAGCTTATTCGTGATTATGTGAAATCCTTAGATCAAGATCCAGACCAGTATGTTAAGCCGCCAACAGAAGATGACCGTACTCCACGAATTACAGGCGAACAGGCTATATCGGCTGTCATTAAGGGTGAGGTTCCTGATGGCGCACCATTGGAAGATGTTAATACCCATCTACAAAAATTACTGGCGTTTCAGCAAAGCGATGACTTTGGCCTTTTGAGTACCAAGATAGAAATGAATATCTATAGTTCTTATTTGCGTTCTGTATTAAGACGAGTACAGCAAGAGGCGCAACAGCAACAGATGATGCAAGCGGCACAGCAGATGCAGCAGCAACTCGGTGGTGCTGGTGGACAGGCGGTTGAGGGCGGTGTTCCAACAACGGTAAGTGAACCAGAACAGCAAGCGGCAACTGAGGGTGCAGAAATATCGCCAGAGGCAGGGGTAGAGCCAGAGGGGGGATTACAGTAGTGGTTGCTATACCTATAACAACTAGCATGTTAAATTTAGCAGGGAATTCTACTCCGGTTCGGGAAAAGGCCGTGAAAGAACAGCCTAAAGAATCGTTATATAATTTCATTCTTAAATGGGAAGGTAAGGGAAAAGCGGATGAACCTGGAAGGGCATACCTAGAAGGACCAAATAACATATTAACTATTGGGGTAGGACATAAGGTTCTTTCTTATGAAAAGGATGAAAATCTTAAAAAAGTTATAGGGAATAAGAAGGAAGATTATGACAAGTATGTAAAAGGGGAAGTACCTTTAACCGATAAGCAAGCGGAACAATTGTTCGACTTGGATTCAGTAGATAAAATCAACATAGCAAAAAATTTATTTCAAAAGTATGAACACTTTCCTACTTATTTACAACATGCTCTCTTCAATATGGTTTATCGGGGTGAGATTAAGGCCAAGCATGAGACAGCAAAGGCAATTGAAAGGGGCGATTTTCGTACCGCAGCAGATGAGTATTTAGATCGTGATGATTATCGTAAGGCAAAAAGCCATGGGATAAATAGAGGTATAATAGCCAGGATGGATTCCAATGCGAAAGCTCTGAAACGATATGCTACCGAGATTGAAGATATAGACAGAACAGACCCGTTAGGATTATCCCTGTTGTCCCCAAAACAGCGAAGAGATATTAAGATATGACAATCTTGTATCAAGACTTTGATGAACGTGAAAAAGAGAAAGTTGTTAAGGATGATTCTACTCAAGTAGAGCAAAAACGATTAGCCTACATGGTAGGTGTTGCCATGAGTGGTATAAAGGGTGATCCAAAGTGGGTTACTTATGCCGACCATATAGCAGCTATGTCAGAACGTGCAGTAGCTATAGCAGATGCTCTAAAGCGAGAAATACTTGAGGATAGAAATATAGTCGGGGATGCGCTCGCTTCCAAGCGATTAGAGCTATCCTATCAGCAAGGAAGAATCAAAGGCTTGACAGAAGTTTTAGATTTAATTAAAATCCTGATTAATAGAGGCGAACAGAGTTATACGGTACAAAACACAGGAGGGCCAAACAATGCCAGCTAAAGAAGGAAGAAGCGGAACGCCTGGAAACTCGACTACTTATTATCCTATTAACATTGCTACTTCTAATCCATCTGTGCTTCAGCCAAAGGGCGAAGGTGCATCAGTAAAGAAGTATGCTAAATCTGGTCAATCGGTATCCTGGGAAAAAGGCAAATACTACGAGAAGGCCAAAAATATAAAGTAATAAATGAGCACAACAATGGCAACGTGGTTACAAGAAATATCGGATATTAAAGACAAATTTGACCAGTTGGTAAAAAACCATGATGCTCGTTACCATTATGAAGAATGGCCTAACGGTGAAAATAATCACATGGTTAGGATAGATGCTACTTTTAAAATTAAAAAAACCGATACTACGTCCGTTTGACTACTGCTAAGTTAGTTTTACTTGCCTGTCTGCCTTCTGCGTGTAGCGGAAGCGGCTCTCACTAATAGCCATTACAATTAGTGCGATAGTTCATACTGTCCATAGGAGGTTTTTCATGCCCGATGATGAACAGCAGGGTGTGCAAGCCGAGGAAGTAGTTCCTGCGGAAACCCCTGAAGTTGATACCCCTACTGAAGTCGGTGAGGTATCAGAAGAAGGGGAACCTAGCGGGGATCATCCTGGCTTCGTTAGAGGTCGAAAGGAATACCGCATACGCAAACAGACCGAACGGGAACTTTTGGCCGAAAGAGAGGCACGAATTCGTGCCGAAGAAAGAACTGCCATGATAGAGGCAGCGAGCCGACAGGCTCCAAGCGTACCCGCAGGCGAAGTCGTTGACAGAGGAAATGGGGGGTCTAACAAGAGGATAACCCGTGAGCAGATTCATGCAGCTGTTAATAGCGGTGAATTGGACCAATTAACTGCTTCTGATCTTTTAGCTGATATTAAGATTGAAGAGGCAATGACACGGGAAAGGAGCAGGGCTGCGGTAGAAACAAGTAATAGTAGACAACTTGAATCTGCCCTTGGGCAAATCAATCAATATATTGATATAGCCCCTAGTCTTGGAACTCATCAGCATCCTAGATTCGGTGAGATATCTAAAGAGTTCACCAAGCTAGTAGGTGAAGGATATGCTAGCAGTCCTCAAACCGAGCTTCTTGCACTTCGTACTGTATTTGGACCGATAGATCGTTTTAAGCGGCAATCTGGTTCGGGTGCTGAACGCCGCAATAGTAGCCATAGCGAATTAAATAGTGGGGGCATACATCAGACTGGAATCCAAAATGACAATCTTCTTCGTACCTCTAGGGGCGAAGCGATTCCACAACGATATATCGACCACTGGCGTTCCCGTGGTTATTCGGCAGAGGAGATGAAAAGAGAGGCTGAATATCTAAGTAAGGATCAGATTACAAGAAAATGAATAGCCCAATAGTAGTCGTTCCGAAATATCATAGGCTAGGCGAGGGTTTTTCTAAGCAAGAAAAACTCAAGGCTCTTGAGCATAAAGGGCGACAGACTAATCCTAAACGTGGCTATTTAAGTCCTGCTGGATGGATAACTGAACTTGCCGACTCAAGACACGCAATACTGCTTTGTAGTTGGTGTAGACAGAAGTTCAATCCTAGAAGGAATAAATATCGAAGGCGGTATGTACCTGATCCTACAGGAAAGACAAGTGGGTATATGGCTAATGGAGTATGTGATGGCTGTAACGAGAGAACCGAACGGATGGGTGGCGGTACTATATTTGTAGCCGAGGAATACTGGTTGCAAGTTGGAATTGATCCAGCAGAAGCAAAGCGAAGATGGAAACAAAGATGGAAAATGGCACAGGAAGTTTCTCTCTTGCAGAAGATCATAGCGTCAAACCCAAGCAGGAAAGAACATAGTGGTTTTAAAATTAACGATAATAGGAGAATAAGAATATGAAAGTTTCAGGAACATTATATGGCGGGGCAGAAGTAATGCGCCGCTACCATATTGGGGCTACTTTTTCTAACCCAGGAATTATAGCCATTGATGCAGGAAATGATCCTAATGGGGTTATTCCCTCTACTGCAACCGACTTTGCGGATTGCCTTGGCCTTGCCCTTACTTCGGGAACCTATAGCGCAACCCCTTCGGCTGGTTCGCTAGGAACGGTCGAAGTATCAATTAGGCCAGATAACATTATCAACGCAACGATGTCTGGTAGTTCTACTGAGGGAACTGCGCTTACGGTTATGACCAATACGGCTGCTGATACAAGTACGCCTGATGTGATTACTTCAACCGATGCACAGTCTAATTCGATGATCGGTGGAACCGTTTGGCGTAGACAGAGACATGGAAATATCGCTGGACTATCAGAGTGGCGTATTATCAGCGCACATTCAGCCAGTGCAACGGTAACTATCCCTGTTGATTTGGAATACGGAATTGCCGTTAATGACCAATTCTTGATGTGTCCTTGGACGATGATCCCTGGGGATGGAACGGACACTACTGATGGAAACGGTAATGTGCAAGCATCTGCTGCTTTCTATCAGGCTGATGCGTCAATCGCTTCTGGTACTGGTGGTCTATGTGCGGTTTATAACTTGATACTGCGTGATAGCAATAATAGTGAAGTTGAGTTTGTCTTGACAGACCATGCTCACGCATTTGCTACTACATAATAAATAAGGGCAAGTATAACTGCCTATGAGGGTTGTACATAATTTATAGAAATTATGAAAATAGGAGATTAGATAATGGCACTTAAATCAGAAAATTTTGCTGACGTACTTGATCCGAGATTCAAGCGTATATTTGATGATGAGTATACGCAAGTTCCAGATCGAGTCGGCACTTTCTACAACGTGATGCCTGGTAGACTACAAACCGAGCGTTTTAGTTCCGTTGGAACCTTGGGGGATATTCCACAGTTCACGGGTAATCTGAACTATGATGATGTATTTCAAGGATACGATGTGGCTATTACGCCGCTTGAGTTTGCGGCTGGTATCCAGATTGAGAGAAGGCTATTTGATGATGACCTTTTTAATGTCATAGATCAGAAGCCAAAGGCTTTGTCACAGGCACTTTTTCGCTTGAGACAATCCCATGCGGTTCGTCCGTTTACCAATGCTTTCAGCCAGGATAGTTTCTTCTACAGCCATAGTGAAGGCGTTGCACTTTGTTCTAACTCGCACACGACAACCTCTAGCTCATCTACTGCTACTGGTTTTGATAACCTGGTAACAACCGGATTGTCTGCTGTAGCGTTAGCTTCAGCTAGAATCCAGATGGTTGGGTTCCGTGGCGATAGAGCAGAAGTAATTGGCGTAATGCCATCCATGCTACTGGTTCCACCTGATCTTTACGAAACTGCGTATGAGATCGTAGGTTCACAGGGCAAGGTGGATACTGCCAATAACAACGCAAACGTGCATTATGGACAGTATAACGTAGAAGAGTGGGTATACCTCTCTGATAGCAATGATTGGTTTCTATGTGATGCCAACATGATGAAGAGTGGTCGTGGATTGGTGTGGATGGATAGGAATAAGGGCGAGTTCTCATTTGTTGAGGACTTCGACACCTTTAACGGCAAATGGCGTGTGTATGCTCGTTGGGGTAATGCTTACGTTGATTGGCGTTGGGTACTTGGCGCACAGGTAAGCTGATTCATGGAAGTGTTCATTGGGTGGGGGTAAGTACACTGTTCCCCCGCCCGATGCTTTATCTGAGACAAGAATGCTTGAGCGAAGGCGAAGAATATGAAAAAAGAATCATTTTTAGGTCGTCCTGTTAAACACCATTCACCAGCCAGGGATTATCCTCGCAGTACATCTAGGAATTATCCTATATGGAAACACCGTCCAGATAATTTAACACCCGAAGAACAAAGATTGTTAGAACGAAAAAGGCTGGAAATAGAGCGAGAAAGACTATTGCGTGAAAAAATAGAACAGGACAGGAAATATCGGGAAAGACTAGAGCAGCATAAGTTGGGAATGCAAGGCACTTAGCGTGAAAAAAGAAACATTCTTAGGACGTACAGTTAAGCACCATTCACCCGCTAAAGATTATCCTCAAACTGAGGATAAGGTTGAATCCGCTTCTAAGGACAAAGAAGGGGAGCGTGAGCGAGATCGTCCTTTGACAAGAGAGGAAAGGCAAGAACTATTAGATCAGGGAATAATTCCAGGACAACGATCTTATTTCCGTTCTAAAAAACCATCTAAACAAGAGGACAAAAAAGACCCGTGGTGGAAGGTGTGGTAATAATTATTTAAAGGAGAGGTGTTATGCCTAAAAAGAAAAGTACAAAGAAAGTTAAACAAGTTAAGAAAGGTAAAAAGAAGAAATCTTCTAAATACTAAAGGGGGTAATGATGGCAAGTCGTTATCAATCTAAAACTAAAGAGAGGTCTGTTGGGCCGTCAGGGTCACGCCCAAGCCCAGGCACAGGGTCGCAGACAGTATCAGACGTACCCGTTAAGACAGTCTCATGGCCTAGTCTTTCGCCTAAGTCTGGTAGCAATATGAACAAGGTTGGGTTTTCAAAAGTCAGGATACATCCTGCTGGTGATATTTAACGTAGTTAAAGTGAATCATATATTTACTTTGATGAATAATTATGGGTAAGACTGAGTGCAAATCTCAGTAGCAACGGTATTAACCGATGTTCCTAGTATGAGGAAATAGCAATGGGTTTAACAAATTTTCCGAATGGTATAACAAGTTTTGGCGTACCAGTTCTAGGTTCTGGACCAGTTTTTACGACAGGGGATACATACTTCGTAAATAGTGCTGGAACTTTTGCTAACGATAGCAACCCTGGAACTTCTCCTACAAAGCCAATGGCAACTCTTGATGCTGCTATTGGTAGAACTACCGCTAATCAGGGCGATCATATTATTGTAATGCCTAACCATGCAGAAACCATTACAGGTGCAAGCGGTATTACCTTTGATGTTGCTGGTGTCACGATTATCGGGCTTGGCGTATACAACCAACGTCCTCGTTTCTTGATGGATGGTGGTACAGCAGTTACGGCAGTTATTTCTGCGGCTGACGTTAGAATCAAAAACTTGGTTTTTGCGGCTGGTCATGCTGATATCGTTGCTTGCTTGGATCTTACTGCCAAAGGCACAGTCTTAGAAGAGATCGAGTTTGCCGACAATACTACTAATGAAAACTGGCTGACCCCTATTAAGGCAACTAGCACAACCAACAATGATTCTGACGGACTGAAGGTTATTGACTGTCGATGGACCTCACCTGATGCCGCTTGCGTAGAATTTATTGAGATAAATGCTGACTTAGATGACCTTATTGTATCTGGCAACGCTGTTCTTACCCCAGGGGCTACGGCAGGAAGAGTAATTCTGGTTGCAACGGGTAAAGATTTAAGACGATGCTTTGTTACATGGAATTATAATGTATGTAAAAACACTTCGGGGGCTGTATTGATTACTAGTGATACCTCTGACAATGAAGGTGTTGTAGCACACAACCGTAGTGGTCATCTGGATACTGCCGGTGAAGCCCTAGCTACCCTTGTTGGTGTATATCAATTTGATAATCTTGGTAGCGGTGCTATTGCCGCATCAGGCTATGTACTGCCAGCAATAGATTCATAATGTCTGACTAACTAGAAAGGAAGTATATGAGTAGTACCGAAGCAGAAGTAATACTAAACAAAGTCAAAGCAACTAGAAATAAGTTTGACAAAGAGAACGGAACAGTAACGCCTGCCTTTCGTTATTTACGAACAAACGAGAAGCAG